GCTATGGACTACATGCTCACGGTGACGAACCGTGTGTTCTGCTCTAGCAATCCTGCGCAGCACGAGAACTCAAACTACGAATTAGCAACTGTTTCTGCCAAGAACTCAACTGTAGTGGTTTACCTAGACCGTCTGGACGTTAACGAAATCCAGACTCTGCGAAACATTACAGGCACATACACAGTAGAAGCCATCGACTACTTAGACACCAGTGGAGACTATGTCGCTTATGTAGACGATAAGGCACGAGTTAGAAATACAGGCTACCCCCTTCAGGTTGACTTCATAGGCACAGAGCCTCCCGTTGACCTCAACGAAGACCAGGACTACGACCTGTATAAAATTACCCTCAAAGGAGGGGAAAATGTCAAGGACTTGCCCAAGCAATTTACTCAGGCAGCCCTTATGTTGATAGGCCACTACGATTCACACCGTGAGGCAGAGTTTTTCGGAGGTATCACCACAGAAGTCAAGGAGGGTGTACAGCGCTTGCTTGGCTCAGTAAAGCGCTACTAATGGCAGTATTGACTCCGGGAGCTATGAAGAACAAGATTTCCTTCTACAGGGAATCTTTGACTGTCAACGATGCAGGAGAGAAGGTGAAAACCGTCTCTTTGCTAAAGCGAGATGTGGGTGCCGAGTTTAAGTACATCGGCACCCCTTCTGCTGGTGCCTCGGAAGAACGTATCCAAGAACAGCGAACGGGTAAGATTAAGGCCGAAATTCGATGCCGATACTTTAAAGGCGTCAAGTTTGAAGACGTAATCTACTTTGAGGGCGGCAAGTTTCGTATCTACTCTATCCAGTACGAGGGTCGCCACGAGGTGCTGAAAATCCGTGCCGAGTTGCGCGACGACGACACGTTTCTGGGTTTGCCTGATCAGGAATACCCTTTCATCACCCACTCAGCATCTCAATACAGAAACCCTTTAATTGACTACGTGGTAGTAGGCAATAGCCCGTTTCCTGAACGTGGCGACTTACTTGTAAGGAGCACGGGAACCGGGCCTAATGATGTCATAACAGGAGAGGACGACAGCTGGACTTTTGACATCGGTTTAAGACGAGAATACAACACAGTAACTGAAGAGGTTGACATCTTGGACCCAACTACTGTTTCGGACGTCTTAATTATGAACGAAGACAAGTTCATCTACAGGACAGCTTTGAGTCCGGCAGCAGGAGTTCCGCCAGACGGGTACATTCGAAGCTACACATCTCGTTGGTATGACCTGGTTCCAAACAACTCAACCCCTGAAGCTAAAATTGTTTTAGATTCTGGAGAGTTAGTTGTGGAAAGTTCGCCCAACACCTTTGTGTTGATTCCAGCAGACGAAACAGAGCCGACCCACCTGAATTCTGATGGATTTAAAACGTACAAACTAGATACCACTAGCTGGGGTAACAACGACTCAGGATGGTGGCACTTGCCTTATGGTATTAGCATGGGTAGGTTGTACTACAAGCTTACGCCGATTACTGACGTTAGCGAGTACATAGACGGACTAAACTCCCGCGATGCAGAGAACTCTGTAACCAAAACGGATGGTGGAGAAGTTTCATACGAATACTCCGCTAAAATCAGGTTTCGAAACCATAGCATAAGCTTCCCCTCTGACGTTACGAGTCATTGCTTTAGACAAGAAGGTGAGAGACTTGGTGTCTACAGAATGTCGAACCTAAATGACCTTTTAGGGGCGGGAAGTGCCAAGCAACCAGAGACTGGGAATGCCAAATTTGAAAGCACAGGAGGGAATTCGTTTTCAAGCGAAGGAATATATGTTCTTAGTGTAGAGAGCGCTTCTGTGATTCTGCCTAGTGGAGAGGAGGTTCTAGAAACGTCTGATGAGGAGACTATTACTTCTTTATTTACAGACGGCGTGTCAAATGACGGGCCTCCTGGTATTGAAACGCCTAAGTCTTTCAATGGAGATACTCAATCTTATGAGCAAACTCTAAACGAGCCTTCATGGGTTGGCGCTACGCTAAAGATAGTAATCAACTTAGGCCCAGGTCCAAGTCACAACCCTAACGCTTTGGGCAGCAGGATTAACAAAGAACTGTACTACAAAATAGCGAAGTAATGGCGAACATATCAGCAAAAAACCAGGTCAGGCTTGAGATCAGCAAGCAAGACATCAAACGCCTAGAAAGAGCGCTTAGAAGCTTTGCAAAAAGAACAAGCGACAAGACTGCTGAAAAGCAGATAGACAACGCTCTAAAGTATGCAGTAAAGCCTTGGGAGAATCAATTCAACAAGGGTCAAATTTACAACTACGTTGAATGGCAAACAGGGGCATCGGAGTCCCCGATGGGAAACCAGAAAATCAAAGGATTAAGAAAAAAGGTTTACGGCAGAAAGGTGGCGCCAAAAAGAAGGGGTAAATCTTCAGGATGGAGGATTCACTTTTTTGCGAGGCCAGCTCGTCAAATCAGCAAAAAGAAAAGAGTTCCTTTCTACAAACTGTTTGCAGACAAGACCCCCAACGTGATTGCAAGGGCGAGTTCAGAACTATCGGATCTATTCCAAAACTTAGCAAATAAATCATTTAAAGGATAATCAATCATGGCTACATTAGCATCAAATCAATTAGGCATTTATGCCATCGACGGAGGCTCTACGTCTCCACTAACAGTGTATGAGGGTGACGTCACCGACGCAAACCCTTCAGGCGTATCTAACGGGGACAAGGTTCTCGTTCACGACTCCAGCGGAGACTTTGTTGGTTTTGCAACAGCAGGCGCTTCTAACCTCGCGGCTTTGAGCATAACAGCGGGTGACCTGTTGGCTGCTGCAACGACGACTACGCTCGACGCTTCGAACACAATCAACGAGGTTGCCGCTCGTGACGGAGTAGGCTCATCAACCAACTACATCGCTTCTGGCGCGTTCTCTTACACGTTCTCTATCGACGGTCTCATCGACCTCACTGCGAACGCTCTCGGCGACACAGGAAGCCCTGTTACGTTGTTGGACTTGGCGAAGGACTCAAAGTATGTTTTGGTTCGCTTCACAACCAAGATTGGCGACGACAGCTTGGGTAACGACGCGGGCGTAGTTTCATACGTAGGTCAAGCCTTGATCGAATCGTGCTCACTCACTGGAGGTGTAGACGATATCGCAACGTACAGCGCCACCTTCCGAGGATACGGTAAGTTGTACAAGGAAATCGCTGCCTAATAGTTAACTTTGTCATGGGGCGGCGCGAAGGTCGTGTCGCCCCTTTTTACCCTTAATCAACCACATGGATTTATCAAACAACTTTCGAGGGGAGTTCAAGGTCAATTTCAAGAAGAAAGACCAGAACGCCCTTTTCACCATGAATGCTTTGCGTTTGCTCCTGAAGAACGAGGGAGTGGAGCTTAAGGACTTCGACAAATGGGTCAACAAAGACCCACTCACAGCGGTCCCCTTAATCGCTTACTACAGTGTAGTCAACTCATGTGTATACTCTGGCAAGAGCTTCACATCTGATAAGGAATTCTTCATCGCCGAAATGCTCGACTCCGGACAACTGGAGGCCATTTCAGACGCCGTTAGTGAGGCAATGAATGCTGACACTGGCGAGGCGGGAAAGAAGTAACGGACGAGGATAAGGAGGACCTTCCTTCGATACGAGAATTCTATCACGAGTGTATCCGAAGGGGGGTTCCTCCAGAATCCTTTTGGACCATGACCTTGGCCGAGGTCTCGTCCGTATGTAGGGGCCTTTTAGTTTCTGACGAGCTGTCGTGGAACCACACGGCTGCATCTATGTCGTTACTGGCTAACATAAATGCTTCGAAGGGGAAGAGGTTCAAGCCAGAAGACTTCCACCCTTATTTGCAAGCGAAGAAGCCGCGTGCAACTAAAGAGCTGGCAAAAGAACTATACGACAACTTTAGCAGAGATTTCTAATGGCTACAGATCAATTTACGGTAAAAGGCTCGATAGTATTCAATACTGCTGGCTTTGAGAAGGCGATGACTCGCGCCTCAAAGAGGTTAAGAACTTTTGGTAACCAGGCTTCTAGGGTAGGTAGAGAGATTACTACGACGATATCCGCTCCAATGGCGCTTTTGGCTGGAGCGGCTATTAAGGTGGCTACAGAGTTTGAGTTGGCTCAACGGAAGATACAAGCCCTCAACCCGAAAGGCAATATTGATAAACTTACGAAGTCTGCACGTGAATTAGGCGCGTCTACGATCTTTACGGCATCAGAAGTTAGCGATCTACAGCTTTCCCTGGCTAAGTTGGGTAAAAGCGACGTAGAGATCCAGAACCTTCAGGGCACGATACTCAAGTTTGCTCAGGCCATGGACCAGGACCTCGCCACGTCTGGTGAGTTTTTGGTGAAGACCATGAACCGTTTTGCCGACAGCTTAGAGAACGTCGGAGGCCAGCAGGAACAGGCTGCATACGTGGGTAATTTGTTTGCCTCTGTAGCGGCAAACACCGCTTTGAACGCTCAAAACTTAGGAAACGCCCTTAATTATGTAGGGTCTGAGGCTGCGGTATACGGCCTGACGCTTGAAGACACGGCTGCAATTTTGGGTCTGCTTGCCGATCGAGGTTTTGACGCCAGCCGTGGAGGTACTGCTCTTCGTCGTATTTTGGCACAGCTCGGTAAGGATGGGTATACCGCATCAGAGGCTATTGAGCAGCTTTTAGACCCTACTCGCGGTTTTAGTGCAGAACTTGAACAGTTTGGGTTACGTGGAGCGGGTCCAGCAGCCGCCTTGGGCGGCCTCAGAGATGAGTTTGAGGAGCTCAGAGACACAATCTCTAACTCAAACGGTTTCCTAAACGAGTTTGCGTTGGTCCTGGACAACTCGCTTGCCGCTTCATTTAAGAGGGTAAAGTCTGCCGCTCAGGAAGTAGGGATTGCATTTACCACAGAGTTTGGCGACACAATTCGAATCATAACAGCCAACCTAACGCGGCTTTTGAGAGGGTTTGCTGATTTGCCAAAGCCTATAAAAAGAGTTATTGTTGGACTTGGGGCCTTTCTAGCAATCGCTGGTCCTCTTTTGGCTGTAGTGGGGGCGCTTAGTTTGGCTGTCTCTGGTTTGCTGCTTTTAAACCCGGTTGGCCTGGCTGATGCAGCCTCGCTCAGTATGGACGACTTGCGCAGGAAAGCTTACGCTTCGAATGATGCACTAAAGGAGGTAGCCAAAGCTGAACTGGTTAGCAGGGAGGAGTTGGAGAAGATTGTAAAGTTTCAGTTTGAGATAGAAAGACTCCAAGGAAAGTTGTTTAAGCTTCAAAGATCAAACGTAGGATCAAGCTACAACACTCAAATTGCAAACCTTACTACTGAGATTCAACAGCTTAAGGACGCTCAGTCCGACTACGCAGATCAAGTAGAAAGAGCGGCCAGAGCGCGAAAAGAAGAGAGACAAGAGGCTGAAAAGTTTGCCAAAGACATGGGTGCCGCTTTCTTTGGTTTTCTGCCGGGTCAAGGAGGGAGTCAAGGCGGTAGTTCAGAAGAAGTTGAGACCAGGACGGTAAACGATCTTTTGCAGCAGCGTAGAGAGATACTCTCTAGGATTGAAGCTGCTAAAACCGAAGCTTTATCCAGTGGCAAGTCAGGCCTGTTTGACCCTGACAATCTCAAGTCTCTTAATGAGGAGCTTAAGGGCATAGAGACGCTTTTAAAGATAAGCCATGGCCGGGCAACTTGGCAAAGGAATTTTTCAAATTAAATCCTGAAATAGCCGAAATAGACGATTTGTCTAATCGGTACGCTGCGTCAATAGCAGAATTAGAACGGATTCATGCGAACCTTACGACAAGAATAAATGACCAGGTTCAAGCTACAGGTAAAGCGAGCGACGCTGATATGCAATCGCTCCAGGCCAATGAAGCGCTTACAAAGGCGTTTAAAGACCGCCTTGAGGCTGTAGGAGACTTGAATGACGCGTTTTTTGCTCCTCAACTTTCTGAGGGCTTTGTTGAGATGATGGGGTCTGATATTGACCAGTTTTTAGAAGATTTCTATCAGAGGGTGTCAGATATACAGTCTATATCACTGGATATAGGCAACACTTTCGCCAATGCAATATCAACATCTATACAAGCAGCTGTAGAGGGGACAGAAAGTTTTGCCAAAGCTATAAAGGGAAGCCTTATATCGGCAATTCAGGCTTTATTGACTAAGCTTGCTGCCCTTGCCATTGCTTGGGGCATCATTGCGCTTTTGGTGACCATTGCCTCAGCAGGAAGCAATATTGGCGCCGCCGCAGGAGCGATAAAGGATGCTGGGTTTGTTAACTTTGCACTTGGCAATTCAGGGCTGGGAGGATTTACACGAAGCGCTCAAGGAGGTGGCGGACTCAGGACGCAAGGGTACCTCAGCGGATCTGATATTGTGCTTGGAACACGGCGTGGAGCAACAGCTTTAGACAGAATTTATGGCTAGACGAATAGTAAATACGACGTACAACGTCATCGACGGTTTCTCGTACCGACTAGAGATTTGGGACAACACGATTGCAAGCCAAGGCTCTTTTGTGCCCTTTTCGGACATGGAAATCGCCGATCCTGGCTTTACCATAGACTGGAAGGGGAGTATAAACGACGTCCTACAGCCGATTATGTCGTCTTCAATGAGTTTTTCGGCGTATCTTACCGAAACTCAGAGAACCCACATAACAGCAGCCTGTTTTGGGGACGAGGAGTTCAGCATGTTTGTTCGCCTGTACCGCCAGACCGCAACAGAAGAACAGTTTGAGTGGGCGGGCATCATTCACCCAGAAGAGACCACCGAAGAGATTGGTGACGGGTACATTCTTACCACATTCACAGCCAGTGATGGACTTGCTGCGCTAAAGAATGTCGATTTTAAGCAAGCAAACGGCGACCTGTATTCAGGTGAGAAAAACCTCACCTACTGGCTACAGGAGGTCCTGCGAAAGCTGCCGCATTGGGACGTCATAGACGATGAACTTCAAGGCACGAGCACAGACGGGAGTCACGACTATCCTCAGCTCACCGAGCACAGATTGGTTCGCCCTGTAAACGACACTTACAACACTTTCCCGTCTACAGATGCCGTGTTGGACCACTACTGGTTACGGGCGGAATCGTTCTATATTCGACCCAAACCAAGCGAGGCGAGGGGCGGTGAGTTCGAGAGAAAGAGACCAAGCCGGAGAAACGGCTTCATTTCTGCCTACGAGGTGCTTTCTGACATCTGCACTTCCCTTGGAGCTACATTCTGCATGTCTGAGGGTAGGTTCCACGTCTTCGATAGGGAACGAATCATCAACGGTGACGACGACACCATCGGCTACTTCAACTGGACGTTGAATGCCGACGGTTCTCAAAGTCACTCTGTGCTGATTAACTCAAACGGAACGGACGAAGACTCCGACACTCAAGTAACGTATTTAGACCATATAGGGGCCAATTTTGTCCTAGGAGCAGCTCGTCGAGGCGTGTACCCTATTGAGTCATTCGGCCAGACGCACGAAGGCGCAGGTAGCGACCTGGTGTTTAGGTCTGGGATTGGGTATGACGGCCCTGAGTTAGAGACCTACCTGCATAGGGTCGATCACTTCACTGGTGAAGCCAACGAGCTGAATGTAATCACCACCAGCAACGCGTACTCAAATCTCCCGCCAAATGGCATAGTGGATGAGATATCCATGCCAAATGGGGATAATGGGGGTACGTTCAGGCTTCACTTCTCTGGAGATGCTACCTACGAAACCTCTGGTTCAGGCTTTGAGAATCACAATAGGGGTAATATAGCTGTCTTGCGTATGGACGTAAGGGTGTATGATGGCACTTACTGGTTTCGGCTTCGACGGCGTGTAAGAACGCTCCAATACCTTTCAGGAGGGGGGTCAGGCAACCAGATTGCGCTAGACGTGCCCTCTACAACAGGGGACTACTACCCAAAAACCTACGAACAATATTCGTGGATTCGGGACGATGAGTCAAATTACGACACAGCGTTCCTGGAGATTATGATTGGCGCGGACCCAAGCATCTTAATTGATGAGGATTCAGGAACTACTGACGAAATCCTTCAGGATTGGGAGTTGAGTCACGTGTACCACACGCCACCTCTGCTCAAACAAGATCCTGATGATGAAAACGCGTTGATAGAGGACCTGTCAAGGAATCACTTTATCTACAG